AAGCTTATCGAGGTCATTAAGCAGGAACTGGCAGACAGCAAGGAGCGATGCCTAAAGTACGCACTACGCAGCAAGCAGCTAGAGGAGCGTGACTACATCAACAAGGGTGAGGTAGAATAGGGACGCCTTTCAACTTCCGAAAGCCGTACCTACTAGACAGGCTTCACCACAGCGACCACAACTCGGTTGCCTAAACCCTCAGCGAATGGCACAACGCCATCCTCTGTCAACAGCAGCATACCCTTAGACGCTTTGACGTTACGGTAGAATATATGGTCACCACTGGCAGCATACACGGTGGTGGCCTTCGCATTTGCGTAGTCGTAAACCTGTGACAACACGTCGACAGCAGGGTTGCCAAATGATGCTAGAGGTAAGAGCAGTAGTAGTAAGTGTCGCAAGTCCTTATTATACAATATCTTGCGGAGCTTTACTATCGAGTGATCAACGTATGCACGCTGCGGATATCACGTAGTCGCTAATGATTGCGTTGGCTTGCAATTTTCCCATAAATAGATGAATTTAGGGAATGAGCGAAGAAATTGAAACAATTGCGGCAAAACCCGTGAAGTATATTCCGAACCACGGACTAGGTAGACCAAAGGGAGCTAAGAACAAGGTCACTACGCAAGTCAAGACGGGTTTGCTGAAGGCTTTGGAAGAAGGAGAAGGCGCTGCGGCTTTCTTTACCAATCTCAAGTATAACGATCCTCGGACGTTCTGCAATGCAGTGGTCAAGCTGATACCAGTTCAAGTCGAGGCTGACCTAAAGGGACAGATCGACAACAACATCACCGTCACCTTTGTCGGGCCTTCCAATGGGTAATATCTCAGTAACCGTAAACTTCGTACGCATCCAGCAAGCCAAGGACGATGGCAAGGACGGATGCATCTTACAGGGCTCAGCAGGTTCCTCTAAGACCTTCAGCGTCATGCAGTGGCTCGCACAGCACGCTAGCAAGACACCAGCACAGCGGATCTCATGCTACCGACAGTTCCGCAGCTCGGTCAAGGAGACGCTGGTGGCTGACTTCAAGCGTATCATGTCAGAGGATGAGGGCATGATGGGCATTTGGGAGGACAAGTGCTGGAATGCCAGTGACCTGCGCTACGTGTTCCGTAATGGCTCTGTGATAGCCTTCAATGGCTGCGACAAGGCTGAGAACCGTAAAGGTAAGCGGGATGACATCAGCTACATGAACGAAGTCACAGAGGTGAACTACGAGTCATTCAATCAGATTGCAATGCGTACGTCATTCGTCATTGCCGACTTCAACCCCAGCTACGATCACTTCATCTACAAGTTCCGCAGCAACCCTGACTACGCATACCACGACTCAACGTTCCGTGACAACCCTCTGCTGCCTGCTGGTGAGCGTAAGACCATCCTCGGGTACGAGCCTACCAAGGAGAACATCGAGAAGGGTACAGCGGACGACGCTATGTGGCAGATCTACGGTATGGGCAAGCCAGCTATCCTCAAGGGGCTGATCTTCACCAACTGGACAGAGACTGATGAGTGGCCGTCACTGGATGCCTGCGAGCGTCGTGGCTTCGGCTGTGACGTTGGATTCGTTGACCCTACCACGCTGATTGAGTGTAGATTTGCACAGAACACGCTGTATTTGCGTCAGCGAGTGTGGGCTACAGGCATCACAGACCTTCCTAATGCTGAGAGCAGTGACGGTTCGCTGGTCGAGATCATGCAGAGTGAGGAGATACCGAAGGATCAGCCGATCTATGTGGACTGTGCTTACCCTCAGACTACCAAGGCTTTGCGTACGTATGGATTCAATGCCATCAACTGCACAAAGGGCAAGGACTCCATAGCCGAGGGCATACAGCTACTCAGGCGCTTCAAGATCAAGATACACTGCAACTCACGTCAGCTCATCAAGGAGTTTGCCAGCTATACATGGAAGGTGAACCCACAGGGCATGATCACGAACACTCCTATCGACAAGTACAATCATGGCATTGATGCCGTCAGATATTGGGCCAAGGCACAGATGCCAGCTGTTGGCACGTCTCACAGGCTCAAGATCAACCGTGTGAAGGTAGCTGGAGGAGCAATGCCTAGATACTGATGAGTGGAGCATACGAGCTATTCCACGTCACAGACACAGCTACGGTGGACATGGCACTGGAGCTGGTTGAGCAGGTGCATGGTGACTGTCACCCTTGGCTGCCTGAGGAGTCACGTGCAGAGTATCTGCTGCGGTTCGGCATCTTCCACATCGTGTTCAGGGATGGAGAGTACCGTGGCTTCTTCGCTATCATGACGGATGAGGCTGGTGCATTCATTCACATGGGTACTACAGGAGGCCGCTATGCTATCAAGGACGTCCTCTGGAGTCTTCCTAGGGCTCAGGGTATAGCAGCGAACGTGTACGGCATTACAGAGCTATTCTGCGAGGTTGACGAAGATAGCTTAATGTCCAAGCTTGTCAACAAGTTAGGCTTCACGAGGGAGTCTACTTCAACCTACAAAATTACATATCATGGGCAGTAAACCTAAAGCACCTAAACCAGTCACTCCACCTACGCCTGTTGCAGCAGTAACTGAGGAGGATCCAACAGCACAAGCAGCGGGTGACGCAGAGCGTCGTCGTATGGCAGCCCAGAAGGGTCGCACTCAGTCGGTAACCTCACAACGTTCAACAATCCTCGGATAACATGGCAAAGCGCAAACCAACATCATATGCGGCATCTGAGGGAACTCAGGATGATCGTGCAGTAAAGATCATAGCGGCGTATGGTGCTGACAAGAGCGCACGAGCTAATGTGGACACGACGTTTCGAGATATCGAGCGTCTAGTCCTCCCGTCGATGAACGGTAGCAACACGGACAACAGGCAGGCAGCTGGTCAAGATCAGCGTCCTGTCAGCTCTGTAGCTACTTCTGAGGCTATCTTGCTTGGCTCCAACCTGTATTCACACAGCTACAGTAACTCTGACCGCAACTTTGCGCTACGTGCTGCATCTGATGACGACCGTGACTCGATGAAGGAGTGGTTGCAGACTGCTACAGACAAGATCACGGAGTATATGCAGAACTCCAACTTCGGGCAAGTGTACGGTGAGTTCACACGTATCTGGGCGAACTTCGGCACAGGCATCTGTGGGGTAGAGTTCGATAAGGACACCTCAGAGCTCGTATTCACGTCGATACCGATCACAGCGAACGTATACATCACTGAGAACCACCAAGGGCAGGTGAAGGGCTTCAAGCGCCTTCTACAGCTCACTGCTGATGACGTAGTGGCTATGTTCGGTGAGAGTGCTCTATCTACCGACGGCAAGAAGGCTTACGGTGACATTTCCAAGTCAGGGCAGAAGTTCGACTACATTCTATGCGTGTCAGAGAACCCTGACTATGACTATCGTCGTGCAGATGCAGGCTCAATGCGTTTCCGCAGCGAGTACGTGTGCGTAAAGGACAAGCGTATCGTCAAGGTTGGCGGCTACCGTTCATTCCCTTACCCGACGGCACGGTTCATCAAGCGTCATGACGGGTCACCTTACGGTCTTGGTTGCTGCGAGATGGCGCTTCCTACTATCCGTGGGTTGAACACAGCCGAGGCACAGATGCAGGACTCGCTACAGATGGCTTCACGGCCTCCTACAGTGGTCAAGGACGACGAGACACTGGACATCGATGAGATTGCCCCTAACAGCGTCATCCACACCGCAGGCGAGGTCACACAGCTACGTGGGTCTCACAACCCTGAGGCTGACCAAGCTGACATCCAGCGCCTGAGCGAGGAGATTCGTCGCCAGTTCTTCACGAATGTGTTCATGGCAGTGATGCAGAGCAACACGGACAAGACAGCTACAGAGATCGACGCACTACAGGCAGAGCAGTTCGCCAGTATCGGGCCAATGATCTCACGTCTACGTTCGGAGTTCTGGTCGCCAATGATCCACCGAGTGCTAGACCTACTGATCGAAGCTGGAGTCATTGAAGCTCCTGACGAGACTGTGGCGGGTGGCAACTTCGAGGTCAGCTACATTTCACAGCTAGACACCAAGCTCAGCCTCATGGATCAGCAGAAGACCATGCAGGCCATCCAGAGCATCGTCATGTTGCTTACAGTGGCACGTGAGAACCCTGAGCTAGCTCGTATCGTTAAGGTCGAGGACATGGCAGTAGAGTTTGCTGAGGCGCACAACATCAACTTCGAGCACATCGTCACTGACTATGAGCGCGATGAGATGGATGCAATGGCAGCACAGGCAGCACAGCAGCAGCAAGCACAGCAGCAGCAAATGATCGATCAGGAGGCCTTAGCGCCAATTGACCCGACCAAGAAGCCTGAGGAAGGTTCACCAGTAGCAATGGAGATGGAGCAAGCTCAGCAATGAACAAGACCACCCAGCTAAGGAAGAAACCACTCCTACGGGACTCACTGTATGCCTTGAAGGGCAACACTCACTTCAATGCCTTCCTAGTGGCAATGGATGTTGAGTGTGGCTACGGCAAGACAGTGTTCTCCGCTGAGCCTACCCAGAATGCCTTTAATCAAGGGCGGCAGTCATTTGCAAGTGACGTGCATACACATTTACAGGTTCTCGAACGAGAGTCTAAATAACAAACCCAACAGTCAAATATGAGCGATAATATCTCAACAGATACCGCAGTAGCAACAGAAACAGCCTCCCCAGAGGCATCCAGTGGAAGTGAAAACCTCATGGACACTGCAGTAGTAGATTCACCATCAATCGTCCCCACAGAGTCAGCCGAGGTTCCAGCATCATGGTACGACGGTTTATCCGAGGACGTAACTAGCCACAAGGGCTTCGAAGGCGTAAAAGGCAAGATCAAGGACATTGACGGACTCACTATGAGCTACCTCAACCTACAGTCCCGCATGGGTTCTGCTGAAGCAGGTGGCCTCAAGGCTCCAACAGCTGAGAGTTCCCCAGAGGAGCTATCAGAGTTCTACAATGCAGCAGGTCGTCCAGAAACGGCAGGTGACTACACGTTTGACGGCTTGCCAGAGGGCTTGGAGTTGGACACAGAGCGTCTCACAGAGCGTAATGCAGCAATGCACGAGGCTGGGCTATCTCAGTCGCAGTATGAGACCGTAATGGGGCTATACACGCAGGAGATGAATCTGGTACACGAACAGTTGCAGACCAACATGACTAATGTTCGGAATGAGAGTGAGATCGCACTCAAGGCTGAGTGGGGTACTGACTACGACCGCAACCTCAAGTCTGTTGCAAATGTAGCTGAAAAGTTCGGTGTAAAAGACGCTTTGCTAGAGACTGGCCTGATCAATCATAAGGCTGTCCTAGATATGCTGTACAAGGTATCCCTGTCCACATCTGAGGACGGTATCGTCAAGAACCCAGACTCTGGTTACGACCGCAAGGACGAGCTAAAGACTGTCATGTCACAGCTTCGCAGCTTGCCATTCAACCATCCTGACCGTAGCGCACTACAGAAGCGCCAGATCAAGTTGTCACAGTAGCATTTACACAAAAAGCCTATCACTTAATGCAAGTGATAGGCTTCTTGGCGTGAACTGGTCGCAGATTGCGGCAGGTCTTGAGGTGTTTCCAATATGGAAATAGCTGCATAACCCGTCGATTTCCACGGGGTTCGGTGCTACAGGATGTAGTACCCGTCGTTGTCATGTATCCCGTCGGCAACGTATTGGCAGTTACCTGTCAGCTTACGCTCTAGGTTAGCCATCGCCCGCCAAGCAACCTGTTCCCAGTCACCGTCGATCATGTGACGCATGAGGGCATCTAGCTCGTCACCAGACTTGCTAATGTCCCAGTGAGTAGGCTGGTCAGGGTGATGCTGCTGGCTGCCCTTGTAGCTCAAGTGAGACACGGCAGCGATGGCGTTGGGGTAGTAATTTATGAAGCCTGAGTAGATAGGATACGTCTTGCGCTCAGCAGCGTCTGTTGGCAGTGGAGCTGTCTTTTCCTCAGTCGCTTCACCAGCCAATTCCTTGAGGATGTTTAGACCCTCATCCGTCATGCCATCGTCATTCCAGTAGTATTCGTAAGTCTTCTGGGCTGCACGTAGCTCGTCGTATGTGCCGCTCTGTAATGCATCGTAGACCTCAAGCCAGTATGCGTACCCTTCATTGGAAAAAGTCCACTCAAATGAATTAGCTAGGGCATCGGTTATGTGGGCGTACTGATTATCATCGTCGTGTTCGTCGTTGATCATGTTGATCATTGCACGCTCGCGGTCGTTCTTGTATAGGCTGTCGAAGTGCTTTTCGGCTGTGAATGTGTTCGTTATCATGGTGTGTTTGGTTATTTGGATTTGGGCTGTTCCGTTTTGGAGCGAACCTGTTTGGTTGGTTTAGCGAATATGCGATCATACTCGCTGAGATATTTGTCTGTTGATGGCCGCTGGACTTCGTTGACGGCTGTTCCTTTTCCTCGTTTCTTTGTAATCATGGTCTTTAATATCGTGAATATGTGCAAGTTGAATGCCAATATTCACGGTTATTAGGGGTGTTGCAAGGATAAAGTTGAATTAATTGCACAGTCCTCAATCAAGAACCAAAGCTGTGATGCAGATACAGGTCACCCATTGAAAGGCGACCTGCACTGTCCTCAAGAAACCTGAAGTGGACACAAACACAGTGAGGAGAATCGTAGGCTTGGTAATCTCTGTATGACCTATCTCCCCATATCACTAGCCGAAGCTAAGACCTTTACGGGAGTAGCGGTAAACACGTCATTCTACTCCCAACCAATGGGTGGTGAAGACTTGGGCCAATGGGACTCATCGCTTGCTCCTCTAAACTGTACACAAAAAAGGCCGAGTCCGTGGCGGGACACTCGACCTTAAATACTGCTGAAAGAGTTTGCACCGCCACGGTGTACTTCGTTGATTCACCTAATAGACATTAACTTCGTAACCATGTCAAGTAAATGCTTGCAATACTTTTTTGCACCCGCATATTTACCATAACGCCTTTGAGCGTTCAACCGAAACCAAATAGGAAAACACTATGAACGTATTAGTAATACCCGACCTACACGCTCCATGTATGCACCCAAAAGCCATTTCGTTTTTAAAGCGGATTGAAAAAAAGTATAAATGCACCAAAGTCGTTGCTGTTGGTGATCTCATTGATTGGAACGCAATAAGCTTCCACGAAAAAGACCCATCAATGCCATCGGCTGCAGAGGAGTTCAAGCAAGCTTCCAAGCAGGTCAGGCAAGTCCACAAAGCATTTCCAAAGGTAGAGTTTCTAATCGGCAACCATGATGCCCTACCAGCGCGTAAGGCTCGCATTATTGGGCTACCTGATGAGTGCATCTATGGATTTAAGGATCTCTGGCAGCTAAGCGGATGGAACGTCCACGCACGCTACGCTAAGATATTCGTAGATGGCGTACAGTACCGCCACGGGGATAGCGGTAAGGGTGGTCTAATGGCCGCTCACAAGAACGCACAGGCTGAGTTCTGCTCTGTCGTTCAAGGACACCTTCACAGCCAAGCTGGGGTAGTGTATCACGCCAACCAGCAGAGCATCGTGTTCGGTATGCAAGTAGGTTGCCTAGTCCAGCACGACCATCCAGCAATGGCATACGGCAAGGTATACAGCAATAAACCCATATTGGGGTGCGGAGTAGTTCTAAATGGCAAAACAGCAATATTTGAGCCTATGAACCTGTAAAAAAGTATGATTTGCGTACCCGATAGTGGTATGTATAAATATCTGCAACAACGCGACTTGGGAGAACTTTACTGCCCTAAGTTGCCTGTAGCATCTGCCCTTTCTGATTAAGGATAACTGTGCGAAAGAAACCCACAATCCAACTTAATTCAGGAAATAAATATTATGGCAGATCCACAAATCTATCGTCAGGCATTCAGCGACAATGTAGCTGAACTCATCGGGCTACCAACAGCGCCCGTTCTAATGAAAATGTTCTCGCAAGAGACTAAACACGGCGACTCTGTTCGTATTGACGGCCTCAAAGCCAATGATGCAACAGTCACAGCCACTCAGTCCCTTCCATCACGTCGTGATGTAACTACTCCCGACTTCGCGGAGTGGTACAGCATCCAGACTCCTTACACTGGCTCTACTAAGCAAGGTTCCTACGTGTCGTGCAAGACTATCGAAGCTGCTGATAACATCCCTAAAAAGGATGATCTTCTGCGTGCTATCGACATCAAGTCCCCGACTATGATGAGCCTCGCCTCCGCGATCTACAAGCAGGAAGACCTTCTTGCGATCCAAGCAGCACTCGCTCCTTCAGTTCTTCGTGAACTGAACGAAGTTGGTGACAAAGCAACCGTTGCAATGCCAGCGTCTCAGGAGTACACAACAGGCAATGTTGGTTACATCTCCCCTGATGACTTGGCTAACATCGACGCTACGTTCCGCGACGAGTATGTTAACGACGAGAAATACCTCTGCGTTAACCCTCTCACCGCTGCTGCAATGAAGAACAACAACCGTGATTACTTCCAGAACTCCGACTTCATCGGACGTTTGGGCGCTCTCGCTGATGGTGTTGTTGAGAAGGCTGAAAGCTTCACCATTTTGGTGGTTCCTCAAGTCCCTGTCGGTCAGTTCTTTGCGTTCTGCCAACGTGCAATCACTTGCAACACTTGGGCTCCTCGCACTGCTGAGTTGGACATCTTGCCTACACAGCGTTTCGCTACACAGCTCTACACTTCGCAAGACGTGAATGCTGTCCGTAACGATGACTATGGCGTAGTCCACGGCACTATCGCTTCAGCGTAGTCTTACCCCTCAAACCAAGCACCATCCTCGCGGGTGGTGCTTTTTTTTGCGCTATTGCCAAGGGGGCTGAAAGTCAACACATTCGTTAAATGCAAGGACGCTCAACAACTTTACTCGACATCCTCAACATCGCTCTGGGTATGCTCGGAGTCGATCCAGTTTACGATTACGACAACACCAACTCAACTGCTGCCGACAAGGCTAAGCGGTTTATGCTTCTGTCTATCGACAAGATGCAGCGCGACTACCTATGGAAAGAGCTTTTGACGACACGTGCCGTGGATAAGGTCGTCGGAAACGATTATGCATACACGATTCCAGCCGACTGCCTACGGCCAATGGGAGCTAAGGTAGACCTAGGTCAGCCAACTACGTGGCTAGGTGCTCAGCAGCAAATGCAGTATGACGTTGAAGGTCAAGAGCTTAAGGTAACATTTGACACAACTGAGCCAGTTGAGCTGTTCTTTGTTCGACGTGAAGATGACCCGACCAAGTGGTCGAGCGAGCTTGAGGAGTGCGTTGCGCTCTGCATTGCAATGCGTTCGTGCTTCTTAGTCACTGACAATCAAGCACTTCTGGATCAGATACGTGGAGACTTGTTGCAACTTACATTGCCCAAGGCACGTGAACTTCAGAGCAAATACGCTCGAAACTACAATCGTCACCTGCCATCTGGCTTCAGTAACCTACGCACAAGAATCGGATAATGGCAAAAACTCAGCTCATTCGCAAGTCCTTCAACGCTGGTGAGCTATCGCCAGAGCTTCATTATCGGGACGACTTAGAGGCATACGTAAAGGGCTGTAAGCACCTGACGAACATGACGGCAACGCCATACGGTGCTGTTACGCGTCGCCCGCCGCTTGAGGTTCTTACTCGGATTGACAAGGTGCTGTACGGGGTTCCCGTTCGATACATCCCGTTCAAGTTCTCGCTTACTGAGGTCTTTCACATTGTCTTTACAGACGGAAGCGGCACTGAGTCCACCGACCCAACAACTGCGGATTTAATCATCTTCGACGAGGATGGCGATAAGGTGTACTTTGATGGCGGAGAAACAACCGTTCCATTAAGTGGCTTACCTCTAGCCCTAAATAGTGTAGCACCAAGCCCAGTTGGGGCGCTTAATAGCGGCACTGTGGTTCTGGCAAACACCATATACGACCCTGCCGACCTGCATAAGATTCACTTTATCAACGTCAATGACTACGTCTACCTGACGTGCGGCGGCGAGTACCCATTGCAAGCGATTAACCGCTTCTTTGATGAGGATGAGGGTGGCAACCGATGGAATATCTCCGAATGGGAGTTCATTGGAGGGCCACTAGGGGACAGGAACGAATCCCAAGATTCTACCATCACGGTAAATTCCACTCCATACGACGCATCGACAACCTACAGCATTGGGGAGGACGTTACAAATAACGAGGTATTTGGCATTGCCAGTGCCTACTGGGAGAACCAAGGCTACAAAAAGAACAATTTAGGGCTGCATCTTATTCTGGACAATGGACACGGTGTGGTCACTGGAGACGTGATAAGCGTTACAAACGTTGGAATGGTAGATGGCGGTGACTTTTATAGCACAGGCATCAATGGTTCCTTAGCTGGAAACAATTCAGTAAATGGTGATCCAATACCGTCTACCTTGTCTGGGACATACAGGGTTAGATCGGTTGATGGAAATGACGTTTACTTTGGCTTTCGTGTTGGATGCAGGACGGTTGAGGATAAGCCATACCCATCAATTTCGTCTTCAAACGCGTTCGTTGCCGTTGGTAAAGGGCTTTACTTTAAATCCACCAAGAGCAATAACACTGGCAATGCGCTTACAAATACAAACTTCTGGAAACCCACTGATTCTGTAGTTGGCCTAGTTGACATCACATCATCCGAGCCCATATTTACAGCTACAGATGTGGGTCGTCAGGTTGCTATTTCCACGCAAAATTTAATCAACCCAAGCGCATCATGGGCGGCCAATACCGTTGGCGAACCTTTTATCGGTCAGGGTTCGATTGAGCTAAAGACTGAAGGTGGAAGCTGGGGCGGTCTGCTTGAACTACAGCAGAGTTTAAATGGTGGATCAACTTGGGTCACGCTTGGTGAAATACGGTCTATTTCTGGCTCCTACAATGGCAGCATAGATAGGCTCGTAAAGGATCCATCATCAATACTCAGGGTCGTACTCTCTGAGTACGGCGAGGCGGCTGGAAATCCAGTTATTAAGGCGTGCGTGTGGACTATCACCTTCTTGGATGAGGTCAATATCTACGCTACCATTGATTCGGTTGATCCAGATGGGTACGCCACAAGGGCGCAGCTAACGACACCGCTTTTCTCCCCTGTCACGGACTACCGTTGGTCTCTTGGTGTGTTCTCCGACACTACTGGCTACCCGTTCTCACTTACGATCCACGACGAACGCCTATGCCTAGGTGGGTCTAAGGATAAGCCTAACACGGTGTATGCGTCTAGGGTCAATGACTGGAACAATTACGTAAAGGGATCACTGGAAACCTCTCCGTACACGTTCACAATTGCGGCTGACTCGTTTGACACCATCCGAAGCCTAAAGAGTTCAAGGCAGTTAAACATCCTCACGGACAACGCAGAGAACACGATGGGTTCGCGGGATGACAACGCAATCACGTCCATTACGAACATCAGCGTATCCAGCCACACGAACTACGGATCAAATGAGGTGCAGGCCATCCAGCTTGCGGACATGATCTGGTTCGTCATGGGGCAGGGCGAGCGGGTTCGTGCATCTAAGTATGACTTCGCCTCGGACGGGCAGCAGTCCATCGAGATGAGCCTGTTTGCATCTCACATCACGGAGAGCGGCATCAAAGAGATGAGCTTCCGTCGCCATCCATACAACTCGCTATTCTGCTTACTCAACAACGGCACTGGCGCCACGCTCACGTACGAGGGTATGCAGGAGGTTCGGGCGTGGTCAACGGTATCAACTGACGGTGAAATTATCTCCGCAGCGTCTAATTACTCCGACACTGGCGACATCGTTGCTGGCATAGTAAAGCGCGGCAACTTCTACTTCCTTGAGAAGTTCGGTGGCGTTAATGACGATACTGTGTTCCTTGACAATCAAACGACTTGGGTGGATGCGGATTTTGACGCAGGTCAAGACATGGATCAGTTCGATGACGGCAACTTGATTGTGGTCGCAGACGATACCGAGCTGGTTCGGGATATTGATTACACAATCGAGACAAGGTCAGTTGCGGCGACCAATCCGTTTATTGACGGATTTGGTGATGCGTACTTTGACCTAACCCCACCGTTTAGTGCATCCGAGGTTCCGTATCTGGTCTTGTTTGAAGATGGCGCTCCGTGTCCATGTGGCTTTGATGAGTATTCCTTCTTCGTGGGGGACAACGATCAAGCGGTCATGTGGATAAAGTCGGATCATTACAATCCAGCCAGTAGTTATGTCGTAAAGAACACTCGCAGCACTCTGGTGATTCCAACGGTGAAGGGGAAAAACGTGTTGCCCGCTAACTGTGGGGTAATTATTTCTCCATCAGTAACCACTGGCAGGGTTACCATTGGCAGACGTATCGATTGCCGTGTTAATCCTACGGACATCTCTGAGGTGGCCCCAAGTGGCATGGTGAAGCGCCTGACTGAGCTTAGCCTGTACCTTATCGACTCTGGCACTTGCAACGTTAAGATCAACGGCAAGGTAGCACCGTTTACGGACGGTCTAAGCTGGTCGGCAGGTCAACGGGAGAGCGGCTTGTTTGAGCTTACGACTGGAGGAGACTACGATCAAGGTCTCGACATCGACATCACGATTGATAATCATAGACATTTCACGCTGTCGGGCTTAGGTTATCGACTAGGAATCTCACAAGGATAATGCAAACACTAGACATCCCATACATCGAAGGTATCACAAAGGAGTTCCTTGAGCATCCGCAGGTAGAATGCCCAGTGACACACAACTTCGCGCCAGACATCTACGTCCGCGAGATATTCATGCCAGCAGACACCGTCGTAATTGGACACAAACACCTCACAGAGCACTTCAACGTTATACTGAAGGGTAAGTGTCGCGTAATGATCGGGGACGTCGTAGAGGAGCTTACAGCGCCATGCACGTTTGTCTCAGGGGCAGGGTCACAGAAGATCGTGAACGTCCTAGAGGATTGCATATGGCAAACCGTCCACTCAAATCCAGACAACGCAACTGACATCGAAACTCTTGAGAGCCGATACGTCATCAAGGGTGTCGCAATTACAGAATCACAAAAGGAGAAATTACTAACATGAGCTTCATGGTATCAGCAATCGCAGTAACGGCTGCAACGGGCATCTACGGAGCCTATCAAACAAACGAGCAGGGCAAGGCCACGGCCAAGGGCATCGAGGCACAGGCTAAGGCTGACCGTGATGCGGCAGAACGTCAGATGCAATTGGACTCTGCTGAGGAGTCACAGGTGGCCTCTGCGGAGCGTAAAGAGAACAGACGCCTCAGAGCCATGCAGGAAGCCGCCTACGCTAACTCAGGTGTCCTTATGGAGGGTTCAGCCGCCGACGTGCTAGTCAAGCAGCGTGAAGTCCAAGAGGCCAACGTGCAGAACGTGTTTGTGTCTGGTGGAAACCAGCGGGCGCAGGACAAGTGGAAGTCAGATGAGGACTACAAGTCTTCGATCTATTTAGCCAAGTCCAC